TTACAAAATATGGACTTTACTACTCCTGCATCGGGATATTATGCATATGCTGGAACTGTTTGGTACTTTGCCGGAACAACATTAAGTGCGCAAGCATCATGTCCAACTCCAACACCTACACCTGAGCCGACAGCAACGCCAACACCTACACCTGAGCCGACAGCAACGCCAACACCTACACCTGAGCCGACAGCAACGCCAACACCTACCGAAACACCATCAGCACCAACTTGTACTGAACATGCTATAGTATTAGATGCTGCAGAAAAAGCAGCAGCCGATGGAGGTATTATATATTATAATTACCAAGATTGTAATGGAGACGCTCAACAACTAAGTATGGCAGGAGATGATACTGTATGCTCATTAATACTAGGTACTCAATATTTATTTTACTATGTATCAGGAAATCCAGTAGAGTGTGAATATAGTACTATAACAAATACAGGAGTTGGATGTTAATAATATTTAACTAAAAATAATTATGGCTAAAATATTTCTTATAACATTAGACGCAACAACAAGCCCAGGTCCTTTTAATATTTACTATAATACTACAAGTAGTGATAGTCTTATTGCTGCCTCACCAAGTAGTGCAGATAAAGCATCTTTATTATCAGGGGTGTATGTAACTGTTTCTGATGATGTTAAAAGTATATTTTTAGAAAATATTGCTATAGGTTGTGGAAATATAGTAGAAATAGATGTTTTACCACCTACACCTACACCAACACCAACTCCTACACCAACATCAACCCCAACACCTACACCTACACCAACACCTACAGCAACTCCTGCACCACCAACTGCAACTCCAACTCCAACTCCTACACCAACAGCAACTCCTGTATCACCAACTGCGACACCTACAGCAACACCTACAGCAACACCTACACCTACACCAACACCAACACCTACACCCACACCAACACTAACACCTACACCAACAGCAACACCTGTATCTATTTATTCATATAATCTATATGGATATGCTGATAGTGCTGATGAAGCTTGTAGTCAAACAGATACTTATGTCCAATTTGGTCCACCTGCCTTAGCTGTATTCTCAACATCTCCAGTATCTAGTGGTGTAACAATATTTTATAATGATAATACAAATCCACCCAATAATCCATATGTTCTTTCTGGAACTCCAGATGGTAAAGTAATATTATTTTCACTAAATATTGTTCCACCTGTGTATTATTTTGGATATTATAATAGAACAACTGGTGCTATAACTGGGGTTAATGCTTGTTAATAATATAAAATAAATAATTAATATATTTATATACATGCCATCAATAATCCATTCAGGTTCCTTTAATTTATCATTTCAAAATGAACATATCATCTATGAAAATGAAGTACGATGTATTGTTAAAGAAAGTGAATTTAATTTAAGTTATAACCCATCACTTCAATCAGATAATAGTGGTTCACTATATGATTTTGCTACAGGTTCATTTTTTAACCCATATGTTACAACATTAGGATTATACAATGATTCAAATCAATTATTAGCGGTTGCTAAATTTGGAAAACCATTACTTATATCACCTGATACTGATATGACATTTGTTGTTAGTTTTGACCTTTAATCCTATTTTATTAAGAAAAATTATTTTTAATATATTTATATTAAAATAATAACTATGTGGGAATATAAAGAAATTTTTAATGAAGAAGAATATTTTGGTTTTGTATATAAAATAGAAAATCTAACTAATGGGATGTTTTATTTTGGTAAAAAACAATTCCAATTTAAAAGAAAAATTAAATTAAAATCACGAAAAAATAAATTAACAAAAACTAAAAACTCAGGATGGGAAGATTATTGGGGTAGTTCTAAAGAATTATTACAAGATATAGAAAATTTAGGTAAAAGTAATTTTAAAAAAACTATATTAATTTTATGTAAAACTAAATCTGAACAAACTTATTATGAAAATTACTATATATATGAAAATCATAATTTATTAAATCCTTTATGTTATAATAAACATATAGGACATGTTTATGCTAAAAATATTTTAAATAATAAAATAATAGATAACCATATTAAAGAACCTAAAGAAATAGATGATAATGAAATTTTAAATGATTATAATAAAGGTTTAAATTTAAAACAAATATGTATTAAATACAAAATAAGTCCCGAAACATTAAATATGATTATCCCTAAAGAATTAAGAGGTAGTAATAAATTAAAAGGAAAAAAATGGACATCTGATATATTAGAACAAATTAAAACTTTGTTTAATAATAATATATCTCATCAAAAAATAGGAGAACAATTAGGATTAGATCATGGTACTATTAAATATATATTAAATAAAAAATTAAAAATAGATACTTCTGATAGAGATTTAAGAAAAAGTAGACCATTAGGATTAAAAGCTAAACCTATCATATTAAAAGAAACAGGAGATGTTTTTCAAAGAGGAGTTCAAGAAGCTTATGAAAAATTAAATATATCTAAAAATATAATAAATAAATCTTTAAAAAACCAAATAACTTGGAAGGGTTTTACATTTTCTTATGTCTAAGTTTGGCTTATCACAACTCCATCATTATCATATCACAGCATGGAGATTAATCAATTTTTATTAACTAAAGTAAATAAAGTTTTAGGTGATGTTGGAAAACCAACAACTAAAGGTAACTATTCATATTATTGTCCAAGTTGTAATCATAAAAATAGAAAATTAGAAATTAATTTTGATTCATCTTCTAATAATTATGGTTCATTTGCTTGTTGGGTTTGTCATTTTAAATCAAAAAGTATAATTACATTACTTAAAAAAATAAAAGCTCACCCACAACTTATTAAAGAAGTTAAAGATATATTAGGTAAAAAAACCACTACATATACTCACGAATACACTAATGAAGAAATAATAGAACTACCTAAAGAATTTATTTCATTATCTATTATAGATAATTTAGATAAATTAACAAAAATACAAGCTAAACATGCTATTAAATTTCTCCACCACCGAAATATAAATAATGAAGATATTATAAAATATAATATTGGTTTTTGTAAAGAAGGTAAATATGAAGGTAGAGTAATTATTCCTTCTTATGATGATGAAGGTAAAATTAATTATTATATAGCAAGAGATTATAATGATCTATCATCACGAAAATATAAAAATCCACCAAATTCAGTTAAAAATATTATTGGTTGGGAATTATATATAAACTGGAAAGCTCCTATCATTTTATGTGAGGGAATATTTGATGCTTTAACAATTAAAAGAAATGTAATACCATTATTTGGTAAAGTATTACATGAAAAATTAATGACTAAATTAGTTAAGTCTGAAGTTGATAGAATTTATATTGCTTTAGATAATGATGCTATTAAATATGCTTTACAACATTGTGAACGATTAATGTCTTACGGTAAAAAAGTATATTTAGTAGAAATGAATGGTAAAGATGCTAATGAAATAGGTTACGAAAACTTTCTTAATACAATTGAAAATACATACCCCCTAACATTTCATGGATTAATGTCCAAAAAATTAGAATTAATATGATTGAAAAAACAAGTAGTGTCATTCATGATAAACGAATTAAACGTATTTTAGAATACAATGAAGACGCAAAACAAATAACAATAGGAGATCAACGCTTCTATCAAAGAAAAGCTAAAACATTTTATCCATCTGTAACATATGTCTTATCATATTTTCCAAAAGGTAAATTTTTTGAAAATTGGATGAAAGATGTAGGTCATAATTCTGATATTATTGCTAAAAAAGCAGCAGACGAAGGTACTGAAACCCACAATGCTATTGAGGATTTTTTAAATGGAAAAGAAATAGTATGGATTAATGAATATGGTAAAGCTAACTATAGTTTAATAGTTTGGCAAATGATATTACGTTTCGCTAATTTTTGGAATACTGTTAAACCTAGATTAATTGCTACTGAACAACATATATTTTCAGATAAATACCAATATGCTGGTACAATCGATTTAGTGGTAGAGATAGATGGAAAGATTTGGTTATTAGATATTAAAACATCAAATTCATTACATACATCATATGATTTACAATTAGGTGCTTATGCTCAAGCATGGAATGAAAATTTTGATACTCCAATTGAAAATACAGGTATTATTTGGTTAAAATCCCCAAGTAGAAAACCAGATTCATCAGGTAAAAAATTACAAGGTGATGGTTGGGCTTTAAAAGTACCACATAATCCATATCAAGATAATTTATTATCATTTTTAAAAGTATATGATATATTTAAATTAGAAAATCCTGAAATGAAGCCATATAGTGAAAAATACCCAACATCAGTAAAATTGGAATCTTAAAATAAATGGAGGAGTGTCACAACTCCTTCATTACATTCATGTCGTTAGTTAAGTCACACATACACATAAAATTACAAACTATATGGAAAATTTATTATTAAAAAAACCAAAAATTATTATTCCAACAAAACAAAAAAAAAGTAGAAAATCAAGAAAATCTCTAATCATTAATAAAAAGGAAACAAGAGGTAGAAAACCATTATCAACAAAATCAACCTCACTATTTAATCCTTCATTAATTAAAACATTTAGAGGAAGTGATTTAACTTTTGGAGATGGAATTTTTCAACCAATTAAAACTGGGAATGAAGTAGATGTTATATTATCAACTGAAGGTGGTTTAATGCCTGCTACTAATATGATATTAGTTGGTTCTCCTGGTTCAGGTAAAACAACCGTAGCTCTTGATATGTTAGCGGATATGGTTGAACAAGGTTATAAATGTTTATTTATAAGTGCTGAAATGGATGAAATTTCATACTTTAAATATTGTAAACGTTTACCTAAAATAGCTAAAGTCCCTGTTTTATTTTTAAACAATTATGCTGATCATTTTAAAGAAACACTTGATTATGTTTTAAATGAAGGTTATGATGCTGTTTGTATTGACTCTATAGCAGAAGTAATTGAATCATTTAAAATTGTTTATCGTACTACTGAAAGTGCTGCTGAAAAATGGTTATTAGAATTACAACAAAAACATAAAAAAGGAGAAAATAAATATAAATACTATACTTCATTTATTAATATTCAGCAAGTAACTAAAGCTGGCGAGTTTGTTGGTTCAAATAGATTAAAACACATGATGGATGCAATGATGCATGTTGATAGATCTAAAGATGGTTTAGAACGTTCATTGTATTTTTCTAAAAATAGAGATAGTGATAAAGATTATAAAGTATATTTTACAATTATGAATAATAAAGTACATTATTCATATGAAACTAAAGAGGAGGAATAATATGAGTTGTTCAGGAGGAAAATCAACTAAAAAAGGTAATTACAATAAAGCTAATAACCTTAAAAATCCAATAGGATACGAAATAGATAAAAAAGGAAACATTAAACCAATATATTTAAAAAAATAATTATGAAAAATTCATTTATACCTGTAAATAATAACATTGATAAAATGTTAGCATTTGCTCCATCATTAAGTCAATCATATCGTCAATCTCAAGCAATTAAATCTGTACCTAATTATATCGAAACAGCTGATGTTGTAAGTGATTTACAAAAAGAAGGATGGAGAATTGGTGGCGTTTGTGAAAATAGAAATAAAAAAACAAAACAAATTAGTGATAATTATGTTAAATTATACCATCCTGATTTAACAATGAAAAATAATAAAGGTCAAACTGAATGTTTATCTAATGTTTACTTAACTAATTCAACAGATGGTAATACAGCACTCCAAGTTGATTATGGATTATTTCGTTTAGTTTGTTCTAATGGAGCTATTACTGGAGTTAGAGAAGATGTAGGTAGTATTCCTCATACTGAAAAAGGAATTGGCAAATATCCTACTATTATAAACAATGTAAACGAAATAGCTAAATCCGCATTATCATATTTTGATAGTTTTAAAAATAAAGTATTGACATCAAAACAAATTGAAAAATTAGCTACTGATGCTTTAAGACTTCGTTTTAATAAAGCTCAAAATATTAATAGTCAACAACTATTAAACGTACATCGTGAAGAAGATAAAGGAGATGATTTATGGACTGTATTTAATCGTATTCAAGAAAATTTAACTAAGTCTAATATGATGGTTGATGAGAATGGTAGGTTATTAACTGGAACAACTTCAGTAAAACAAGATATAGCTGTAAATCAAAAACTATATAATTTAGTTGAAGCTTATGCTTAAAAATTAGGAGTGTCACAACTTATTTATTACATTTAACTATTAATTAACAAATAAAAACAAAAAAACAAAAAAACAAAAAAATGAAAAAATTAATTTTATTTATTGCACTAACCACAATCTGTTTTACAGCTTGTACTTCGAACACATCAACTGAATCAACTTATGATTCAACTGTTATTGATTCAACTAATGTTGATACTATTGCACTTCATAAAGGTGATAGTGTTATTGTTCAAACTCCTGTTACCCTTGATTCAACAGTAAGAGCTTCGGATTTACTAGTTCCTTAATTCTTTATTGAATAAACTAAATAATTATTATCTTAAAAAAGATAATATTTATAGGTGGCTTGGATTATCCAAGTCGCCTTTTTATATTTATAGTAATGATTAAATTAGTAGATATTTTAAAAGAAATAGCAGAAAAACCAAAAGCAATATTTTTGGCTGGTCCTGCTGGATCTGGCAAAAGTTACACGATTAAACAGTTAATTCAAACCGATCAATTTAAAATCATAAACATCGACGACACATATGAGGAATTGTTGAAAACAGCTGGTTTAGGTATGTCTCAAAAAGACTTTGGCCCTGAAGAATTATCACAAGCTGCTAAATTAATGGCCCAAGCTAAAAAGTCAACTAAAGAAAAATATGTAGAATTATCATCTCAAAGACAAAATATTATAATTGATAGTGTTGGAGCTGCTATAAACCCAGTATTAAAGAAAAAAAAAGAATTAGAAGCATTAGGATATGAAACATTTATGATTATGATATGGGTTTCACCTATTACTTCATTAGAACGTAACGCTGCTCGTGAACGTTCTTTATTACCACAAATTGTATTACGTACATGGAAAGATGTAAATAAAAATATTGATGAATATAGAAAAATATTTGGAGATAAATTTGTATTAATTAATAATAATCCTAAAGAAGCTGAAACTGAATATAACGTTGAAGATATTAAAAAACGTTTTTTTGATACAGCAACATTTAAAGGTAAAGAAAAAACACCTGAAGAAGCAGCTAAAGCAAAAGCAGATAGAGAACAATTAAACACTGATATAACACAATTAGTTCAAACTATACCTGAATTTGATTCAATAGATCAAGCAAAATTAAAAATAAATAATTTTATAAAATGAAGTTAGGAGAATATTTAGTAAATCTATTATTAGAAGAAGATAATAAAACAATAGCAATATTTCCTGGTGCCTTTAAACCACCCCATAAAGGGCATTATGGTGTAGTTAAACAACTTTCTACATTAGCTGATGAAGTTATTGTTTTAATATCTCCTAACTCAAGAGATGGAGTTAGTGCTGAGGAAAGTTTTGCTGTATGGCAATTATATGCTCCTTTTTTAGATTCAAATGTCTCATTTAAAATAGCTGCTACTAGTCCTATTACTGAGACTTATGATGTTATAAAAAATAATCCTGATCAAAAATTTATTGTTGCTTTTGGTAAAGGTGAAAGTGATAGATTTAATCAAATAAAGACATCAGGAAAATATAATAATGCTTCTGTATATGATGCTGGTTCAGCTGAGGAAGGAATTAGTGCAACTTATTTACGTAATGCTTTACGTTGGAAAAATTCAAAAGAAATTGAAAAATATCTTCCTAATGGTGTTGATGTTGAAGAATTTAAAAATGCTTTAAGTATTGCTACTCCTGAAAAATTACAAGAATCCCCCCCAATTGAATTTGAACAAGATGATTATCAAGATTATATTTTAACTCAGAGAGATAAAATAGAAAAAGCAGCTGCTTATTTTAATCTTCCTATTCCTGATATGGAATATGCTTTTAATGCTGGTACACCTGTTGTATTGGGTGATGATATTTGGTCTAAATTACAAAATACAAATTCCTATAATATTGATAATTTAGAACATGCTATTAGATATGCTCACGATAAAAGAATAAAAGTAAAACCATACATTGAAGCTATAAAGAATGGTGAAGAATTACCTTTACCATTAGTATTATGTTATAGTCAAGATAAATACTATTTAGTAGGTGGAGAAGTTATATTAGCACTATATAAAGCTTTAAAAATAATACCTACTGTATTACAAGCAACTTTAAATTTACAAATTAACGAAAATAAAATTCAAAAAAAATCTCAAATAGCTGAATTTGTAAAGTTTGCTGTTAATGAATTAGGAATTCAAAAATTACCTACAGTTAAATTTTCATACGATACTAATGAATCTCAAGAAAAAGGTACATTTGGATATTTTGATCCAAACGTAAATCATATTTGGATTTATATTAAAAATAGAAATACCGCTGATATATTAAGAACATTAGCACACGAATTGGTTCATCATAAACAAGGTGAAGATAATAGAATAGAACAAGGATCTGGTGAAACAGGATCTGAAATTGAAAATGAAGCAAATGCACAAGCAGGTGTTTTATTACGTAAATTTGGAAAAGACAATAAAGGAATATATGAAAGTGTTATGATAGAAAAAAAAAACCAATATAGGAAATATGCTTTAACTGAATTATTTGAAAAAGATTTACCTATTATTGATAAAGTATCTAAAAATCTTTATATAGTAAGTAATGATGATGATATAGAAGCCAAATATGATTTTAGATTGGAAATTCCTGAAAAAAATATATGGTCTTTAAACTGGTTTTTTACTCCTGATAACAAGAATAAATCCCCAGAAGCTTGGAAACAAGTAACAGCAACATCTTTTAAAGTTTTAGAAGATTGGTTAAAAACTAATCATCCAAAATCACTTCATATCTCTGGTAATAATGATATAAAAACATCTTTATATAAAAATTATGCAACAAAGCTTCAAACATTATTAAATAATAGATATAGAATTGATAATAGTGATGAATATAAAGTTGTTTTAAGATCTATTGAAGAAGTTGCTAAAGATAGTATTAAAAAAAGAATGGAAACAATGGATGAATCTTATGAACAAGCTTTAGATTATTTCCAAAATGGTGATATAAATTCAAAATCAAAAATAGAAAGAAATAAATCAATATTAAATATAATAAGAAGAGAAGTTTTGAAAGAAATGTATAATATAAACGAAAAACAACAATATAAAATATACTGCGATATGGATGGGGTGATTGTTGATTTTGAAGATGGTTATAAAAGATTAACTGGTAAAAATATTAAAGGAAACCACGTTAAAGGTGATGCTGATTTTTGGCAACCTATTACAGATGCTGGTGCTAATTTCTGGATAAATTTAGATTGGATGCCCGATGGAGAACAATTATGGAAATATATTAAAAATTATTCCCCATCTATACTATCAGCACCATCAAGAGAGAAATCATCTAGAACAGGAAAGAAAATTTGGGTTGAAGATAATATACCTGGAACTAAATTAATACTTAAACCAGCACCTGAAAAACAAGAATTAGCAGAACCTAATGCTATTTTAATTGACGATAGAGAAGATAATATTGAACAATGGATAAATGCTGGAGGTATAGGTATTTTACATACATCAGCAAATGATACAATAACACAGTTAAAAAAACTAGGACTATAAGTTATGACTGAATCAAAATTACAGCGTGAATTTCGCGAACGTGATGTTCAAAGGATGCGTAATCTAATTACAAAAGATTATAGTGCAAAAACACAATCTCAAGTAGGATATTCTAAAGAATATATAGAACGAAATGAAGGAGATATTTGGGAAGAAAACAATAAAACATGGACTATAAAAAACGGTATTAAAATGACTGTTTCTAAATTAGATGATATTAAAAAAATACTACAACTCCCATTAACATGTCCTAAATGTACTAAACATATGAAGAATTTTGAGTTGAATAAAAAAATGTATTCAATTCATAAAATGTGTTTTAATTGTGTTATTGAATTTGAAACTAAACTAAAAATGTTAGGAACATATAAAGAATATGAACGTAATATAATAGATAAAGGTTTAGATGTTTATATTAAAGAATTAGAAGATTTTTTATTAGAATTAGCTTTAAATGATAATAATGAATCATTTATTACTGAGGCTGGAGATATTGAAAAATGGTCTGGTGGCAATATAGATAAGAAAACAATAATGAATGACTTAATAGAATATATCAATTCTCTTAAGAAACATGTTGATTTATAATATTTATACTCAAATTTATACTTAATAATAATATGGAAAATAATATCTGGACTGTTTTAATAACGGCAATAACGGTTTTAGGTGGCTCTCAGGCATTTCGTTATTATGAAAAAAGAGCAATGTTTAGAGAACGAGATGATGATTTTATTAAACATGATTGTAAAGATAGAATTGCAAAATTAGAAACTCTTTTAGAAGCAGCTGGTAAAGAAAAAGATGAATTAAGAAATTTAGTATTAAAATTGACATCTGAAGTAGCAGAATTACGTGTTAAAGTTGAATTTTTATCAAAACAATAATGATTAAATTATCAGATATATTAAACGAAGTAAAAGAAACATTTGAAAATTTTGCTACTATTCGTGGTAAAGGTGCTGCTAAAATTGCTGCTACTGCTGAAGAAAAAGGTGGATTATCTTTACTAACTTGGCATCATTTTAAAGTTAAGGCTCCATACTATAAAAAAGCTACTGAAGGTAAATTTGATAAAGAAGCCGCTAAAAAAGAATTTGAAAAAACATTAAAAAGCATATCATTAAATATGACTCAAATTGAATTCCAACGTGAAGTAGGTCGTATGGAAGTATTAGGTGAATTACTAATAAGAGATAAATAATGTTAAATGCAAATATTCCAAGTTTTAAAGCATTAGTTCGCAAATCATATTTTACTAAAAACCATAAAGACTCAGATGAGTTTTATGATGTATATGTTTTTGGACTTCAATCTTGCGCTGGAGTTATATTAACATTTCATGTTATGGTAGATAATGGAATGGTTCGCTCTAGAGTCCCATTATCAGAAATTTATACAAAAGTTCCTAAAAATGATATACCATTTAATTTTAAACAATTGTGGGATTGTTTTAGCGAAAACGTATCCATTATAGAATATGATTTTTTAGCATTCCATAGAGCACAAGTTGTATTAAGAGATGGAAATAAAGTTTGGGGTACATATTTATTTACAGTAGATTGGTATAATAATCCATATAGTGATGAACCTTCAGACTATAAATGTGGGCATATATTTGAATCAGATGAAGGATATTTATTATGTATGCCAAACAATAGAATATTTTGGAAAGATTCAAATTGGGTAACTAAACTACTTCCAAAAGATTTAAAACAATTTAAAGTAGATAATGAATTACTATCAGTTGAAAATCAATCAGATAGATGGATAACTGAAGATGGAGATTCATTTTATTATGATATGAAAGAAATAAAAAATGATTAAATTAACAGACATATTAAACGAAATATTAGCTGAAAAAAAGTTATGCCCTAAGGGTAGAGCTTACTATAACCGCCGTAAAGCTGCCGGTGAAAAACCATCCGCTTATCTTTCAGGTCGTGCTGTTAAAGTATGTAAAGGATTAATGGAAGAAGATAATTTAGATGAAATTAATTTTAAAACATTAGCCTTAACTGCATTATTAGGATTAAGTTCAGTTAGTAATACTCAAGCAAAATCCTCTCCTAATACTACTCAAACAATAGTATCTCCTAATACAACTCAAAATAATAGTAATTTATTAGATAAAGCTATTAATAAACTTAAAAAAGAAGGATATAAATTAGATGTTGGTGTTTCTATTGATATTAAAAAATCATTTTTAAAAGATATACCATTAGATAATATTAAGGTTGAGTTTTTTAATGCTAATACAAATGCAGCTTCTCAATTAGTAGCTAGTGAATTTATAAGAGTTAATAAATTAAAACCTCATCAAACAATATTATTTCATAATAATGAAAAACATGCTTTAATTTATGTTAAAGATAATTTAGATGAATCACTACGTGATTGGTTTAAAAAAGAAGATTGGGTGCGTATTGATACACAAGGTAATATAACTGGTCCTTGTGGTACAATGAAAAAAGGTAATAAAACAACACGTTGTTTACCTCGTGCTAAAGCAAATAGTTTAACTAAAGCAGAACGTGCTGCTACATCAAAGAAAAAAGCAGCATCAGATAAACAGTTTGTTCCTAATACTAAAAAAGCAAAAGTAAAAATTAATGAAATACAAGATCCAACCATCGAATGTGAAAAATGTGGATGGAGTTGGAAAGTAAGTCAATCTGATCCTTCTGATTTATATATATGCCATAAATGTAATTTTGACAATAGTTACAAATACAATAATGATTTAGATGAATACGATGTTGAAAATGAACAAGATATAAAAGAATTTATTGAGTTTATGAGAGAATATCAACAACAATTATCTGAAGTTGATTGTAACTGTTTACTTGAAGATAAATATCAGGGTCGTACTGTACCATTGGGTAAACCAATGCAAGGTGATAGTAAGAAATTTAAAGTATATGTTAAAAACCCTAAAACAGGTAAAGTTGTTAAAGTCAATTTTGGATTTGGTGGAACGTCAGCTAAAGGCAAAAGAATGAGTATAAAGAAAAATAATCCAGTACGACGTAAAGCATTTAGAGCTAGACATAATTGTGATAATCCAGGACCTAGAACAAAAGCAAGATATTGGAGTTGCCGCAAATGGTAATAATATAAAATCTATTAATATTTATGTATAACAATTAATTTAAACTAAAAATTTATTACCGATAAAAATGGCAAAGGCAAAAACGCAAACTGTTAAAACGTTTCAAAGGCGTAGTAAATCGCGTAGAAAAGGTGTACATGCAAAGTCTAAATCATCATCTATGAAACAATCAAAAAATTATATTAAATTAAGTAGAGGACAAGGATGATAAAATTAATAGATTTACTAAACGAAAATATTGATCCTAAAAAACAATATAAAGATTTATTACCTAAATTAGAAATAGGAAATAAAGCTAATATTGAAAAAGATTGGAAAGCAGCAGGTGATGATATAATTAAACAACTCAAAGTAATCAATAAAATAAAAGATTTTTTAAAAAACAAATAATATGAAATTAAGTGAAATTAAATTAGTAATCTCTCAAGTAATAGCAGAAGCTAAAGAATCAGGATTACCTAAGAGTGGTGGTAAGTTAGTACACCTTAAAAAAGAATTAGCTAGTCTAAAACAAATGCAAGAATCTGTAAGTCAACTTACAATGAATGAAGCTAATTCATCTCCTCTTGTTGCTGAATATGCTCACATGCAAAAATATGTGAATGAATTAGAAAAAATAAAAATGGCATCTGCTAAATTATCTGAAATGTTAGGTGGTCAAATTACTGAAGTTGAAGGTAAAATTAAATCTGAAACTGAAAAAATTAAAGAATTGATGGGTCTTATTGAAAAAGCTCCTAAAGCTCCTAAAAAAGGAGATAAAAAAGCTCCTAAAAAAGACGAAGATCAAGAAGAAAAATATGTGGGAGATGATGAAAAATATGAATTTGAAAAAGGTAAAAAAGCTGAAAAGAAGATAGAGAAAAATCAATCAAAAAAATGATAAAATTAATCGATTTTATTTCTGAACGCAATATATCTGCTAAAGAAGAAAAAATAGTTAAAGCATTAAAGAAAACAGGAAAATTCAAAAAGAATGATCCTGCTATGTATGCTATTGCTGCTTCTAAAGCTGAAGCATTAGATCCAGTAGGTAAAGAAGATAACGATATTAATAACGATGGTAAAGTAAATAAGACAGATAAATACCTATCTAACCGACGTAAAACAATAGCTAAAAATATAGATGAAACTCATCTAAATTGGCCTCCAACACCAGATCATGAAGCTACTATGGCTATGGGTGAATTAAGAAGCATGATAAAAAATAGTATAACTATTTACAAAAATATCAATCCAAATCAACAATTACCAGGTTGGGTTTCAGGATATGTAACTTTAGCATCTGATTATATGAATAGTGTTGCTCAATACTTAATTGAAGAAGAAGCCACATTAGGCCAAAAAACAAACAATGAATAAATTAATATTAGAAAAATATATTTCAGTTGCTGTTCAAAAAGCCCTAAAAGAGCAAGAAGTAGCAGAAAAGAAATCAGTAAAATCGATGTATTTAGTATATCGATTTCCTGGTTTAAAAAAAATATTAGAAGATGTAATGTCTCCTGCTTTTGGAAGATATATTTCTGATGTTAGTGTTATTGCTCCAAAACCAACCACATTTAAAATTAGCTTAATTAATTCACAATTCTTTTATATATATTATTTAGGTGGTGGTGAATTTATGGTTAAAGTATCTGGTAAAAAATATTATTCTGAAAATTTAGGTGAACTAGAAAGAGCATCAAATAGTATAACTTCATTATTGGAGTTAAATTATGCTCCTACTGAAGTAAAAGAGGAAGCAGCCCCACCTACAGATAAAGGAGCTGAATTAGGAGCTGAATTAGCAGCCGCTAATACAACTCCACCTGCTGAAGAAGAAGCACCTGAGGAAGAAATTGAAGTATAATGATTACTATAGATAGCATATTATTAGAATGGTCATATCGTTGTAGTGACGGTGTTGTTGACTTAAATAATCCTCAAAAAAAAGCTATATTAGAGCAAATTTTAAGTGAATTAGGAATAGAAGATACTCAAGAAATAACAGAAGTAAGCCTATCCCCAACTCAATTAGAAAAACCATTTCCTTCTAAATCAGATCTTTCAGGACAATATAAAGATAGAGGTGAAAGATTTCTTGATAAAATTATTAATAATGAAGATTTTACACTAAATGATGGAAGCATTATTAAATTAGACCAGGATGCATCTTCAGAAGCAATAAAACTACTACAAAATAAAGACTATAAATCATTAGGTAAAGGTGCTAAATTATTAGTAGATATTAATGGTAAAGAATATAGTTTATCTCAATTTAAGAAAACAGAAGAATTTGGTAGTGGTAAAGGAAGTGGCGGAGGTGCTGCAAATACAGCAATACAAGAATCATCCCAATGTATAGCTAATGCTATTGCTTATAAAATTAAAAAAGAATCTATTTCTAAAGAAGATATTACTGATGAAAATATAGACAAGGCTTTACAATATGTTGATGTAACTTCTTCACCTGAAGAAATGAAAGAATTTCTTAAAAACAATTCATGGATTAATACTTTTACGAGTACCTCAAACTCCTTGTTATCAAATTTTTATAATCCTAATTTTGAATTTCATAGAGAATCAGATTTTGTAGGTAAAATATATGATGCTTTTAAAGAAGGTTCTAAAAAGCAAGGAATATCAATGCAAGCAGATAAATGGAATCCTGCAGATATTTGGTTAGTTGACCCTTCAATAAAAGGAATGCAATTTCCCAATGAATTAGATGAATTAAATGCTTTAATTACGGATTTATTTTCTGATAGTAAATTAGTAGGAGTATCATTAAAAAAATTAAGTGGTACACCTAAACTTACTCTATTTAATATTTCAAAACAAGATATAAATGGATATGAATTTGAAGAATTAATATCAAGTAATAAAAGTAAAGATATTAAAATAAAATATAATGATGGAACAATATTATTTAGAACATTTAATTTTGCTACTAATTATGCTGGGGAAATACAAGGAAAAGCAGCTCAAGGTGGAAAGATAGGAATGGGAGCTATAAATGATGCTTTAAAATTAAATAATTTACCTCAACTCCCTTCTTCAAAAGAAGTAAAATTATCATTTGAATCAAATGATCCTCAAAATATTATTGATAATTTTTATTCAAAATATAAAGAAATTGTAGAACCTATTTCTGAAGAAGAATTTACTAATTTATTTGATTCTAAAAACATGGATTGGAAAGTATCTAAATATATATCTGTTACTTTAGGAGATATAATTAATAAAAATCCTTCAAAACAAGATGAATTTATATCAGATTTAATTAGATATGCTTCTTCATCAACAAAAATAAGTTCAGCATTTGTCAAAGTTTCTTAATTATATTTATACATATGGAAAATAATTTTAATCCAACAGATAAAATAACAGTAGATGTACCGTTATTTATTCGCCTACTAGAATATGCTCGTGAAGATGCTAAAACTGATGTAGATTTACATAATATAGCTGAAAAAGCAATTTCATTAAGTGAAAATGGAGCTACATTAACAATGGCTAACTACAATGCTATTGTAAATAGTACAGCAGAAGAAATTCAAGAAATGAAGAAAATGCAATATTTAGCGGGAATTATAAAATAAAACATTTAGAATAGATTTATAGCCTATTCGCCTTACTAGAGGAATAAAAATTAGATCTGTAGCCTACTTAACGAGTTGGCTACTTTTGTTTTGTCAAAATAAAATTAATATATTAAATCATATGAATAAAAAAATAGTAATAGTAGGTGCTGGTGTAGCAGGTATTAATGCTGCTACCAAATTAGTGGATAATGGATATCCTGGAGAATTAATCACAATTATTGATATGGGTAATGATCCCCATAGTCGCTTACCTGAAGAAGTAATGTCAGGATTCATGGGGTGTGGACTTTGGAGTGATGGCAAGTTAACATATCATACATCTATTGGAGGTCAATTATCTAAATATTGTGGGGAGGATAAAGCATATGATCTTATGGATCAAGTTATAGAAATGATTAAAAGATTCCACCCCGACCCATCTAAAATAATGTATTCAAACCCAACAGAGGAACCAGAATTTATTAAACCATATTTTGGTCTTAGATTATTTGGTGTTTACCACATTGGTACCGATTATCTTCATGAAATAGGAAAACGCTGGTACGATTATTTAGTTGATAAAGGTGTTCAATTTGAATGGGAAACTAAAGTTATTAGTATTAATTTTAATAAAAATATTTTAGGATATTCAACTATTCCTGTAAAATTAGGTAAAGTAAAAAGTCTTACTTATGACACTCTAATATTTGCAGTAGGTAAATCAGGTATTGACTTTGGTAAAGAATTAGCTGAACAATATGTATTACCAACTGAAGCAAAATCAGTACAAATTGGAGTACGCTTTGAAGCACCACAAAAATATTTCCAAAAATTAATTGATGTATCTTATGATTTCAAATTATATCAGAAGTTTGATAACGTATCTCTTCGTAGCTTTTGCACTAATAATAACGCTGCCTTTGTTGCTGTTGAAGAAACTTATGGAGATATTAGCTATAATGGTCATGCGAAAAAAGGTAAGGAATTTGAAAATCAAATGACTAATTTTGGTATCTTGATGGAAATTAAAGGTATTGAAGATCCATTTACATGGAGTAGAGATGTAGTACAAAAATTACAAATAAACGGTAAAGGATTATACTATAGTCCATCTAGAACCATGAGTAAAACGTCTGAAGGTACAGATGTAACAGCACATCAAATACGTAGTTTAGAAGTGTTTTATGAAGTATTAGGACAATATGCTACCTACATTGGTACTTTTATTAATAACATGGATACAATATTTAACTTTGGTGGTGATTATGGAATATATATTCCGGAAGTAAAATATTTATCACCAGAACCACTAGTAAATTACACAGACTTATCATTAAATGACTTTCCAAATGTACATTTTGTAGGTGATGCATTATCAGCACGTGGTATTACAGTATCAGGAGCACATGGAATTTATGTAGCAGAATCATTAATTAAAAATAAATAAAGTTATGAAAACAACAAACACACAAACTCAACGTTATAAATCCCCAGATGGTACTATTCGTTATGTTAAAGATAGTAAATTACATAATTGGGATGGACCAGCATTAATTCCTGAAGGTAATTTTAAAAAAGCAGAGTATCATATTTTTGGCATTCCATATACTAGGGAACAATTTGATGAAATTAAAAAACACAATAATGGTTTACCTTGGTTCAAACAAGTATCTACAAAAAGTGGTGGAGGAAGAGTATAGTCAGAATTCATTTTGTATATTACAATATTAAATAAAGAATATGAACACAGAACGAAGAGGGAGACCTAAATCATTACCTACAGATCCATCAGAATTATCTAGAAAATTTACTCGTGAGATGAAACCAGATTCAGATGGAGTTATAGCACTATGGAAATATGATTTAGATATAACTGATAGGGGTCCAATAGAGGTTGAATTAATTTATCCTAAGAATTTTAAAACAGCTCAAGATAAAATGGATGAAAATAATAATAAACTTCCTCTAAAATATAGAGAATATATTAACCCAAATAATGGTAAAATTGTGGGATACGCCCGCGCTAAATCGTTAGGAATAATATGAAAATAGGATTAACAGGAACAGTTAGTGTTGGAAAAACTACTTTAGTTAAAGCATTAGCTGAATTACCAGAATTTAAAGATTATCACGTTACAACAGAACGTTCAAAATATTTACGTGATTTAGGTATTCCCCTAAATACTGATTCATCAGTAAGAGGTCAATTTGTATTTATGGCTGAACGTGCTCAAGAATTAATGCATGAAAATTTATTAACTGATCGTACTATTTGGGATGTGTGTGCTTTTACATTGAGTGCAAAATCAATCAAACAAACAGGAAAACGATTATTAGTTGAAGCAGCAACAACATTAATGCCTTATTATGATATTGTATTTTATATATCACCAGAGGGTGTAGATATTGAAGAAAATGGTGTAAGAACAACAGATGCTATATATAGAGATAAAATTGATTTTGGTATCAAAGCATTATTAAAAGAATATTCTCCAAATAAATTAATTGAAATAAAAGGTGCTACAGAAGAGCGCATTACAGAAATTCTTAAATATTTATAATATATGGCCTCATTGCGTACTCTTACTACAGAAATATTAGATAAAATTATTATTAATGAAATTGGAGAAGCATCTGTAGAACCACTTAATTATAAAAAAATAAGTAATACTTATTATTCGTTTATATTTAAGTTTAATGATATTTCTTATGTAGTTAAAATTAGATTTACATTAATTGAGGATGATATTACTAAACAATATTATTTTTCTAAAGTACCTAATTATAAAAATAAAGAATTTTATAATGTAGAATTTACCATTAATGGAATTGAATCACAAGCATTAAAATCTGATATAAAAACAATATTAAAAATAATGACTACATTGTCATATATTATTAAAGAATTTATTCAAGAAAATAATCCTGATGGTTTGTATGTAGAGGCATCAAATAAAGATATAAATTTACTAACAGGAAAAGAACAAAAGTCATATTTATACCAAGCATATTTAGATAAACAAATAAAAACCTTAACCAACTATAGTTTATACACCATCAGAGATGGTTTTAACGTAATTAAAAAATGAAAAAACTAGAAAAAATAATTAAAGAAGCTATCTTAGAAGTAATGGCTGAAGGTCCTTTAGAGGATGCAGCAAAATCAGCTGAGTTAAAATCAATAGATGCTAAATTGAAAGCATTAAATGCTCAAAAAGCAGCAGTATCATCTGAAAAAGATAGTGTAACTGAAATGGCTCGTATTTCAATTAAGTATAAAATTGGAGATCTATCTAAATTAGATGATTTAAGTGATAAAGTAAAAAATTCTAAAGGAGTAACAGGAATTATAGATTATTTACAAGCAAACAAAGAAGCATCTGTTGCTCAAATTGCTAAAGAAAAATTTGATCGTCCTCAACAAGCAATAAATCCAGTAGTACAATCATTAGTAGCATCAGGAATATTAGAACCAGTAGGTGGTACAGGCATTGCTGCGTCTCGTGTTGATAAAAAAACAGGTAAAGTAGCTCCTCCAACAACAAAACAAACTCTTGAACCTGAAGATTTCTTTATTGGTAAAGGTAAGTTTGATAGCCCTGCTTTTGAACCAAGTGATGAAGAAATAGCAGCATCATTTGCTAAAGCTAGAGCTGCCGGTGATAGTGGAGAAGAAGAATTTGTTGCTAATTTAAAGAAAGATGCTCCAAAAGTAAAACCTACAATCTCTAATGAAGAATATGATAAATTAATGAAATTTTTAGATTATAAAGAACGCTTAAGAAAAATTGATAGTGCTCTTAGACAAAATAAAAAAATATCTAGAGGTGGTGATGATATGATTTCTAAAGATAGAGGTGAAGCAGAAAAATTATCAAATATGAAAACTGATTTAGAAAAACGTATTGAAGATTTAGTAGCAGGTAGTGAATATTTACAACGTCGTAAAGCACCTGAAGATAAGAATAAAGATAGATAATATGAAATTATCACCAAAATCAATTATAATTATAGCTGTTATCCTAGTGGTAGCAGCTATTGGTTATTACTCATGGACTATATCAGAACCAAAATATATTGATAAATATCAATATCAAATTGATTCATCCCAAAATAATATTGATTCATTAAAAGTTGAGATTGCAAAATCAGATATTATTATAGATTCATTACATAAGGAAATAATTACAATTGATAAAGAAAATATTGTTCTTAAAGAAAAGATAATTTTAATCAAACAAAAAGCTAATGAAAAAATTAATAATGTTGATAAGCTTAATATTAGTGAGCTTAACAAGTTTTTCACAGACAGATACAAATACTAAAGATAGTGTAGTTGTAATTCCAAGTAGAATTGCTAAATTAATAATTAAAGATTTAATTGCATATGATGCTACTAAATTAGAGTTAAAAACAACTCAAGAATTATTATTAAATACTGAAGGTAAAGTATCTGTTCAATCTTTTATTATTAAACAATATGAGATTAAAGACGGTCAGTGGAAACAAATAATTGATAATTATGATTTACAGTTATTAGCATATAAAAATATGACTACTGACTTACAGAAAGATTTAAGAAAATCTAAAGTTAAAGGATTTTACAATAAATTTGGATTAACATTAGGATTAGCCACTATATCATTATTATACATAATTAAATAATTTTAAAATGAAAAAACAATTTATAAACGAAATTAAAAGAATGCAAGAATTAGCTGGTATTCTAAACGAATCACAATTAAATAAAAACGAAGACTGGCCTAAAAAATTATCATCTAAAAATCCTGGTGATTATTTATTTACTTTACATCCTGATGGAAAGGGATGGTATAGAATGAAAAATCTATCTACAGGTAAATACGATCAAATTCGAAAATTTGATACCCCAGAAGATGCTATAAATTACACTAAAAATTATGTATCTAAAGATGAGGAAAAGGATTGGGAATTACCGGTAAATAATAAACTTGAACCAATCAAAGATGATTTATCAAATCTTAAACCAGAATATAATGTAGAAACAAACTATGGAGGTTTAGTTGGTATTTATAAAGGAGTATTACCTACAACTGGAAAACATAAAGTAGTATTTGCTGTTGATGGTGATAGCAGAACTTATTCAAAAGATGAATTAATTAAAACCTTTAAAGTATATAAAAAATAAAAATATTCTCTTCTCCCGAGGATGCAGTGCAATCTGAAGACCCGCAATTTTTGCGGGTTTTCTTTTTGTTATATATTTATATACAATAATATTAATTGTATATGTCTGAACAAGAAAATATAAAAAAAATAATAACACAAGAGTATATTAAATGTAGCCAAGATCCAATTCATTTTTTTCGCAAATATTGTTATATCCAACATCCTATAAAAGGAAGAATATTGTTTCATTTATATCCATTTCAAGAAGATGTATTAAATGATTTTCGTAATCAACGTTTTAATATTATAAATAAATCACGTCAGTTAGGTATATCTACCTTAGCTGCAGGTTTTTCTTTACATACAATGTTATTCAATAAAGATAAAACAGTGTTATGTATTGCTACTAAACAAGAAACTGCTAAAGGTATGGTTGATAAAGTACAATTTATGTACAACAATCTACCAGGATGGTTACGTGGAAATAAAAAACCAATATCAGATAATAAATTATCTCTTAAATTAGCAAACAACTCTCAAATTATAGCAACATCTGCTGCCTCTGATGCTGGTAGATCTTATGCTGTATCTTTATTATTAATTGATGAGGCTGCCTTTATTGAAGGTATTGATAAAATATACACTAGTATAAAACCAACAATTGCAACTGGTGGACGTATTATAGCATTATCCTCCCCAAATGGTATTGGAAATTGGTTCCATAGAATGTATACTGAGGCTCAAATGGGTGATAATGACTTTAATCCAGTAGAATTAAAGTGGAATTTACATCCTGATAGAGATCAAATATGGTACGATACTGAAAAATCAAATATGTCTGCTCGTGAATTTGCTCAAGAATATGATTGTGACTTCTTAGGTTCTGGTAATTCAGTTGTAGAACCTGATACATTAAAATGGTATGAAGCAAATCATATTATTGATCCTATTGAACATAGATTTTTAGGAGGAGATTTCTGGGTATGGAAATACCCAGATTATAGTAAACAATATATGGTAACAGCCGATGTTGCTCGCGGTGATGGAAATGATTATTCAGCATTCCATGTTATAGACGTAGAAGCATGTGAACAAGTAGCTGAATTTAAATCACACATCGGTACTCGTGAATATGGACATATGTTAGCGTCCGTTGCTGCTGAATATAATAATGCTCTGTTAATAGTAGAGAATGCAAACATTGGATGGGATGTAGTAAATACAATTATTGAAAAAGGATATCAAAATTTATATTATTCACCTCGTTCATATGGAGATATGAGTATGGATAAGTATCTTGATAGATTAGAAAATGATCAAGTAGTTCCTGGATTTACTAATTCAACAAAGACGAGACCGCTTGTCATCTCCAAAATGGAATCGTATATTAGGGAAGGTGCTTTTATATTTCACTCAAAACGTTTATTAGAAGAATTAAGAGTATTTATTTGGCACAATGGTAAGCCACAAGCTCAAAATGGGTATACTGATGATTTAGTATTAAGTTGTGGTTTTGGATTATTCTTAAGAGATACAGCACTAAAATACCAATCAGCAGGACTTGATATTACTAGAGCATCTTTAGCAGGAATGTCAAAAACTGGTTATAATAGTATCTATCCAACAATGCCAGGTGGATTTATTAATCCATATGAAATCGATAACGGAATGGGTGGTAAAGAAGATATAACGTGGTTATTTTAATTTTACAATATTTATTGAATATACAATACTAACAAAAAAACATGGCTGATAACAATCAAGGAGGATTATTTGGAAATTTAAAACGATTATTTAGTACTGACGTTATTATTAGAAATGTTGGTGGTAAACAACTTAAAGTTTTTGATACAGACAGTATTCAAGCTTACGGAAACGTAAAAACAAATGCCTTAATAGATAGATTTACTAAATTACATAGATACGGAGCTAACATGCCGTATAACCCAACTATAAATTACCAAACACTTCGTATTCAGTTGTATACTGATTATGAAGCTATGGATACTGAATCTATTATTGCTTCTACACTTGATATCATTTCAGATGAATCAACATTAAAAAATGAAATGGGTGAGATATTACAAATTAAATCCCCAGATGAACGTATCCAAAAAATATTATATAATTTATTTTACGATATATTAAATGTTGAATTTAATCTTTGGTTATGGATTCGTAATATGTGTAAATATGGTGATTTTTATTTACATATGGAGATTGCAGAAGGATTTGGTATATATAATGTAACACCATTATCAGTATATGATATGGTTCGTGAAGAAGGTCAAGATCCTCAAAATCCATCATATGTTTGTTTTAGAATTGACCCAATGGTTATTGCCGCTGGTGGATTAAATTCAAGAGTTAAAGATAGAGATGGTAAAATTAAATTTGAAAATTACGAAATTGCTCACTTTCGTTTATTAACGGATGCTAATTACCTACCTTATGGAAGATCATATATTGAACCCGCACGTAAAACGTATAAACAATACGTTCTAATGAAGGACGCGATGTTATTACATCGTATTACTCGTGCCCCAGAAAAACGTGTATTTTATGTTGATATTGGTAATTTACCAAATGCTGAGGTTGATGGATATATGGAGAAGTTAAAACAAAAAATGAAAAAAACTCCATATATTGATCAAGCAACTGGGGAATATAATTTAAAATATAACGTACAAAATCTAATGGAGGATTTTTATATTCCTCAACGTGGTGGTAATTCAAATACCAAAATTGATACTATTAAGGGATTAGAATATAATGCTATTGAGGATGTTATATTCTTAAGAGATGAAATGTTAGCTGCTCTTAAAGTTCCTAAAGCATATTTTGGATTTGAAAAAGATTTACAAGGTAAAGCTACATTAGCTGCTGAAGATATTAGATTTGCTCGTACTGTTGAACGTATTCAACGTATTGCACTATCAGAATTATATAAAATGGCTTTAGTTCATTTATATACTCAGGGATTTGATGGTGAAGCATTATCTAATTTTGAATTATCATTAACTGTTCCTTCAATTATTTATGAACAAGAAAAAGTAGCATTATGGAAAGAAAAAATCGCATTAGCTCAAGAAATTCAAGATAGTAATTTAATGCCTACTGATTGGATTTATCATAATATATTCCAATTCTCAGAAGATCAATATGATGATTATCGTGATTTGATAATTGAAGATCAAAAACGTAAATTCCGTTTATCTCAAATTGAGAATGAAGGAAATGATCCAGCACAATCTGGTAAATCATATGGTACACCTCACGACTTAGCTACATTATATGGTACAGGAAGAAATGGAGTTGGAAGTAATGGCTCTGTTCCTCCAGGATATGATGAAACAAAACCAGTTGGACGTCCTAAAGAAAAAGCATCTATTGTTGGAACACAAAGAGATCCATTAGGTAAAGATAGATTAGGAAGTAAAGAAAACTCAACTTTATATGTAGCTAATAAACCTGAAGAAAGTGGAACTCCAAAAGGTGGTTCTCCATTAGCATTAGCAGAACTATATAGAAATAAAGATTTATTAAAATCTATAGTATTTAATAAACCAAAAACTTCGGAAAAAACTAATATGTTAGATGAAAAAAATATTAAGGATATATAAAAATTATATATTTATAAATAGTACATTTCTGACTATACATAAAAATTAAATGTCTAAGATTAAACATTCAAAATTTAAAAATACAGGTATTCTATTTGAACTATTAGTTAGACAAGTAGCATCAGATACAGTATCTGGTAAAGATTCTCCTGCTGTAGATTTAATTAAAAGATATTTTTCTAAAACTGAATTAAACAAGGAATATAAAATCTATCAAACCTTAGTTAATTCAACTACATTAACAGAAAGTAAAGCAGAATCGTTAATTAATGCTACTATAGAATTATCTTCTAGATTAAATAAATCTACATTACGTAAAGAAAAATATAATCTAATTAAAGAAATTCGTGAAAAATATGATATTGATGAATTTTTTAAAGCAAAAATAAATAATTATTCTCAGTATGCTGCTTCATATAATTTAATTGAAGCACATAATTCACAAGAATTTATTGATCCTTCAAGTATTGTAGATAATAAAGTAACTTTATTAGAACATATATCTCGTAATTTAATAAATAAAGATGAAGCTAAAAATAGAATATTAGAAGAATATTCAGGTATGGATAAGGGTACTCGTATATTAGCGTACCGTATGTTGCTTGAAAAATTTAATGAAAAATATTCTGAACTTTCCACATCCCAAAAATCAATATTAAAAGAATATATTAATAATATTTCTAACACTACTAAGTTAAGAGAATTTGTTAATAATAATATAGAAAAATTAGTACTTGAATTAACAAAATTAATTCCTACTATTGAAGATAAAACTATTCAAATTAAATTGATTGAAGTAATTACTTTATTAAAACCAATTGAAAAGAAATCTAATGTAAAGGATGATAATATTGTTTCTTTATTACAATTTCATCAATTAGTAAATGAAATTAAATCTATAAAATAATGGATATTAAAGAATATATTAAAAATATAGTACGTGAAATAATTTCTGAGGATGAATTAGAGGAAATGTCTGTATCAGGAGATGCAGGTGCTTATTCAACTCCATATGCTTTTAGAGGTAATAAAAAAGGAGAAAATGCTGCTACTAAAGCAGCAATATCTCAAGGATTTAAAAAAGCATCTACTAGTTTACCTAAAAATTCTAAAGTAGTTGATTATAAACAATTGTTTGAGGATGAATATGAAATGAATCAAGATCCTAAAACAAAAGAATTTACTAAACGAGTTAAAATATCTGATAAAGATAAAGAAACAGTAAAGAAAATACAATCTTTAATGGCAAAACAAAAATCATCAAATTCAAATATTAAAGAGGGTATAGAGGAAATTATTAAAGAAGAAATATTAAAAGAAGGAACATATTCTAAATTTAAAAACGAAGTAAAATTACGTTCAAAGAATGAGATGCTACATAAAGCTATTAAAGAAGTAAAACGCAAATTAATGGAAATTGATCGTATCGTTGAATATACTTCTATGATGAAACAAGAGTTAAGTGAAGGTGAAGAAGGATTAAATTATTGGAAAGCAACTACAAATAATGTATCCCGAATAGCTGAAATGGTAAATGAGTTAAATTTAAAAATTCAAAATCTACAACAATAATGAACAAATCTATAAAAAATCAATATATTGACCTTAAGGAAGGTAAAATGTCAGAAGCACAATTCATGCGCAATGTTAGAATGACTTTACCTGAATACATCAGTAATGTAACTTTATTTAAACAAGCTGAAAGAATCTTGATTAATAAGGGTATTATCTCTGAAATCAAAGACATTTCAGCAACAGGATACTACAATCAAGACGGTAAAGAACAATATTCTAAATTCAATGAATTAGATAACATGAATGCTCAAGAAATAATGGCAGGATATGTTATGGAAAAACAAGATAATCCTAATATAGATCAAAAAGAAGCAGTTAAATTAGTAATTAAAAATCTTAAATCAGATCAATTTTACTATACTAACTACAAATTAACAGGCATTAGAGGTTTACAACCAACTGAATTCACATCCACTAAACGTAAACCATTTTTTGATGAAATGGAAGAAGTTAACAAAAATGGAGACAATTTTGTTGATGAAAAAAACAAAATGCAAATTGTTAAAGAAGTTAAAATTGAAGATATAAAAGCCTTACTATCAGACACTACATTAAAAAATTCACAAATTGGTAATAGTAATGGAGGTGTTAGCATTATATATGATGATTATAGAGAACTACCATACAAAGATTTAGATAAATTAAGAAATTCATTTAAAGTAGATGCTGATAAACTTAGTGATGCTGGAGAACCAGAAGTATGGCAATATTATATTTCTGATAAAATGAATGAAGCAATGAAACCAGATTCTAAATTAAAATTAAAAGAATTGGTTCGTAAAATGATGAAAGAAATGTTTGATGGACGTGATAATTTAACTGACATAGAATAATATGAAAGCATTATTAATAGATCATACACCATTCCATATCGCTAAATTAACATTAACTGAAGGTAAAACCATGTCTGATGGTAGAATGCGCATCAGAGGTAAATTACAAGAAGCTGAAGTAAAAAATGGTAATGGTCGTGTTTATCCTAAAGATATTCTATTAAAACAAATTGAAAAATATATAGAAGGTCCTGTAGCACAAAAAACAGCTATGGGTGAATTAGATCATCCTGAATCCTCAATCGTTAACTTAAATAATGTTTCTCACAATATTACTAAAGTATGGTGGGATGGAAATAATGTAATGGGAGAATTAATGTTACTAAATACTCCATCAGGTAAAATTGCACAAGAATTAATATCAGCAGATATTCCATTAGGTATATCTTCTCGTGGTATGGGTTCAGTTAAGCAAATTGGTGAAACAGTTGAAGTGCAAGAGGATTTTGAATTATTATGTTTTGATCTTGTATCTGTTCCTTCTACACCTGAAGCATATATGTCTTTAGCTGAGAATAAACAATATAATCCTATTAAAAATTATGAAAGAATAAATAGTTTAATTACAGAAATAATTTGTAACCAAACGGGAGTTTGTCCTCTTTGTTAATTAATAAAATATTATTCTGATATATGTACCTTCTCTAAAAGAAGGTACTTTTTTTTTTCGTTTTTTTATATTTGCATATATTTATGCTCAAGACCACAATGTATTACTAACCCTTTGTAATACGGTAAATTATTAATTACCATTAAGATTCCAAATAATCTTATTTCCTACAAAAAAATTTAAGGACAAAAAACAATGACAAACAAAGATTTATTCAAAGAAGCTATTGCCGACGCTAAACAAGTACGTGAGGCAGCATTAGCAAATGCAAAGGTTGCTTTAGAAGAAGCACTTACTCCAAGACTTCAATCAATGTTATCTACCAAATTACAAGAAATGGAAGATGACATGATGGATGATGAAGTAGAAGATGCTATGGAAGTAGAAGATGATTTAGAAGAAGATTTCGATTTATCTGCAATTTTAGCTGAATTAGATGCTGAAGAAGATAAAAAAGGAATGGATGAAGCTAAAGAAGAAGGTGAAGAAGAAGAAGGTGAAGAAGAAGAAGGTGAAGAAGGTGATGAAGAAGTAGAAGTTTCTGATATGTCTGTTGAAGATTTAAAAGATCTTATTAAAGACATTATTGCTCAAGAAATGGGTGATGATGAAATGATGGATGATGAAATGGACAATGTAGAAGATGAAGAAATTGATCTAGGAATGGAAGATGAAATGATGGAAGAATCTGAAGAAATTAATTTAGAAGAATTATTAGCTGAATTAGAATCATTAGATGAAAAAAATGATGATTCATCTGATTTAGATGAAGCTGTTAAAACTATCAACACTTTACGCTCTGAATTGCAAGAAGTTAATTTATTAAATGCTAAATTACTTTATGTAAACAAAATCTTCAAAGCTAAAAACTTAACCGAATCACAAAAAGTTAAAGTTATTGCCTCATTTGATAAAGCAACAACTCCAAACGAAGCTAAATTAGTATTTGAATCTTTAGAAAGTACATTAACTGCTGTAACATCAAACGTTAAATCACAAATTAAAGAATCATTAGGTTTTGCTTCAAAAGCTGCTGGTATAGCACCAAAGAAACAAATCGTTGAAGTAAACGAAAGTATTTCTAGAATGCAACAATTAGCTGGTATTATTAAATAAAAAATTATAAACAAAAACACAAATTAAATTACGATGAACGTACAACAATTATTAGAATCATCTAACCAATTTAAGCAGGTATCTGACGATGCAAAACGTCTATCTAATAAATGGGTTAATTCAGGATTATTAGAAGGTATTTCTAATAAAATTGATAAAAACACAATGTCAATGTTGCTTGAAAATCAAGCAAAACAATTAATCACCGAAGGAAACGTAACTGGTGGAACTGCTAGTATGTCTGGTGGTGGATACAACTCAGAAAACTGGGCTGGTGTTGCTTTACCATTAGTAAGAAGAGTATTTGGTCAAATTGCAGCGAAAGAATTCCTTTCAGTTCAACCAATGAACTTACCTTCAGGTCTAGTTTTCTATCTAGATTTTAAATATGGTACTACAAAACAACCATATACTTCTGGAGCTTCACTTTATGGTGCTAATGCAACTACTAACGTAACTGAACTTAACGGTGGTTTATATGAGGCAGGACGTTTCTCTTATTCATATAACTCTCCAACAGCTTCTGTAACTTTCTCAACAGGTTCAGTTTCTTTTGCTGATGTTAATTATGATGGTACTTATGTAGCTACTGGTTCTTTAACCAAAGTTACTGTTGCTGCTGGTCAATTAACTTCTATTTCTAGTTCATTTGATATAAACGGAATTAGATCTTTCGTTGTAACTTCAGGATCTGGTATTTTAACACCTGCTAATCTTTTACAACAATTTACTAGTTTCACTGCAGGTGGTGCTTTAACGTTAATCGTATCAGGTAGCACTGGTTTTGCTGGTACTACTGGTTTATTAACTTACAACAAAGTTACTGCTCCTGAGTCACGTGGTGATTTTGAAGATGGTAGTACATTATCTCAAGCTAATCCAATTTCTATCCCTGAAATCAATGTTCAGTTAAAATCAGAAGCTATTGTTGCTAAAACACGTAAGTTAAAAGCACAATGGACTCCAGAATTTGCACAGGATTTAAATGCTTACCATAGTGTTGATGCTGAGGCAGAATTAACTGGTATCTTATCTCAATACATTTCAATGGAAATTGATCTTGAATTGTTAGATATGTTGATAACAAATGCTTTCACAGTAGATTTTTGGTCAGCAAGAAATAACGAAGTATGGAATGGTAGTGGATTTACACAATCTTCAGCTACAACTGGTGGTTTCTACAACACTCAAGGTGGTTGGTTCCAAACTTTAGGTACTAAATTACAAAAAGTATCTAATAAAATTCACCAATTATCATTACGTGGTGGTGCTAACTTTATGGTAGTATCTCCAACTATATCAACTGTATTGGAATCAATTCCAGGATTTGCTGCTGATGGTGATGGAGAAAAAATGGAATACAATTTCGGAATTCAGAAAATTGGTTCATTAAATAGCCGTTACAAAGTGTACAAGAATCCATATATGACTGAAAACGTTATATTATTGGGTTACAAAGGTGCTCAATTCTTAGAAGCAGGTGCAGTATTTGCTCCATATGTTCCTTTGATCATGACTCCTCTATTGTACGATCCAGAAACATTTACTCCACGTAAAGGTCTTATGACTCGTTACGCGAAGAAAATGATTAGACCTGATTATTTTGGGAAAATTTATGTAAATGGTTTAGAGACTATCTAATCTAATTAACATATAGTTAATTAAAGACCGGGCTTAGTAACTCGGTCTTTTTTTTTTGTATATTTATATAAAAATATAAACCAAATATATATAAATGTTTTTATGAGTTCTAAACCACATACCGATTCGGTATACACCCCAAAAAGAAAACCAAAAAATCCTATTAATTTTCATCTTTCACTAAATGAAGAACAAAAAGCTGCTAAATCTAAAATATTAGAAAATACTATTACAGTATTAACTGGTGGAGCAGGATCCGGAAAAACATTATTAGCATGTCAAATTGCTCTAGATCAACTATTTAATAAAGAAATAGAAAAAATAATTATTGCTCGCCCAGTTATTACTTCTGGGGAGGAATTAGGTTTTTTGCCTGGTGATATTAAAGAAAAAATGGATCCCTTTATGGCCCCTATCTATGAAAATATGCATCGATTATATTCTAAGGAAAAAATAGATAAATATGTTGAAGATGGTTTAATTGAAATTATCCCATTTGCTTTTATGCGTGGTAGAAATATTTCAAATGCTTTTGTTATTATAGATGAAGCACAAAACGTTACTGATAAACAAATGGAATTAGTTATTACACGTTTATGTATTGGTTCTAAAATGATTATAGTAGGTGATGTACAACAAACCGATTTGAAAGAAAGAAAAATGTCAGGTTTGTATTTCTTAAATAAAGCAATAGCAGGTCATGTTCCTGGTACTGCCGCTATACATTTAAAGACAAATCATAGACACGAAATAGTTGAACCTATATTAGCTATATATAAAGAATTAAATTCTTAATATATTTATACTAAATAAACAATAATTAAATATGTCAAATATTGCTATTTGGAATGGTTCATCAACATTTACTACTGGATCAACACCCTTTGGATTTTATGATACTGATAGTGCATTTTCATCCGAAGCTGATAAAATAGCTAAATGGTGTGCTCAACGCTTAGGATATCCATTAGTTAATATTGAATTACAATCTGGTTCATTTTATGCTGCTTTTGAAGAAGCCGTTACTACTTATGGTAACGAGGTCTATCAATATAAAATAAGAGAAAATTATCTTTCTATGGAAGGTAATAGTACTGGTTCTTCCTTTAATAATAAAGTAATTACTCCAAATTTAGGAAGTATTATTAGATTATCTCAAACATATGGGACTGAAGCTGGAGCTGGTGGTACTGTCACTTATTATTCTGGATCTATAGATTTAGAAAATGGTAAACAAGATTATAATATGAATACTTGGGCATCCGCTAGTGCTAGTTTATCTCCAGGTGATAGAATAGAAATTAAAAAAGTATTTTTTGAAGCTCCTCCTGCTATTGTAAGATATTTTGATCCATATGCTGGTACAGGTACTGGTATTCAATCACTACTTGAAACATTTGGTTTTGGTCAAATGTCTCCTGGTATTAACTTTTTATTAATGCCTATATTTTTTGATGTATTAAAGATTCAAGCAATTGAATTTAATGACCAAATTAGAAAATCAGCATTTTCATTTGATTTAGTAAATAATAATATTAGATTATTTCCTATTCCTAATGATGTTAGTGATTTATATAGACACAAATTATTTTTTCATTATATTAAAGTAAGTGAAAGAGATAGTGTATTAAAATCTAATGATCCAGGAACATTAATTACTAATGCTTCTAATGTACCTTACAATAATCCAGTATATTCTCAGATAAATTCTGTTGGTAGAAATTGGGTAAGACAATACACATTAGCCTTAGTTAAAGAAATATTAGCTTATATTCGAGGAAAATATGGTACTATACCAATTCCAGGAGATGAAGTAACATTAAATCAAGCAGATTTATTCACAGATACTAGAGCAGAAAAAATGGCATTGCTTGAACAATTAAGATTAATGCTAGAGGAAACATCTAGAAAAAATCAATTAGAAAAACAATCATTAGAAACAGGATATATGCAAAGTATATTAAATAATGCTCCACTTCCAATTTATATAATATAATGATGAATTTATCTAACATATTATTAGAAGGAATTAATGTATATTCGATTGAGGCATTAATTAAAACAATTGCGGGAGAGAATAAAGTAGAAATATATAATCAAGTTAGAGCAGTATCTGGTATTGTAGTTGTTACTGTAATTCAAAGTGATTTTTTAGATAAAAAATCAACATCACAATATGAATATTCATTATTAAAAATGAAATATATTGTAAAAGATACTCCTGAAAATGATATAAATATTATTAAATCACTTGCTGTAAAAACTATTCCTGGATTAGTTAGTTTTGTTCCCCGTTTAAATACTTTAGAAAAGAAAGGAGCTTATTAATATGTGTGCACTTTTTGGAGAATCTAGAGATATTTCCTTATTTAGACATGTAAGCAGAGAAATAATAAATCAAATTGTTGAACAAAAAATTGGTTATTATCAAATTGTTTTAGATAAAACTACTTCTAACATATATGGAGAAGCTAATGGTACTAAAACATATAACGATCCTGTATTAATTAATTGTTTAATAGCTAGATCTCCTCAAGTATCATCAACTGATGATTTTGGCCCCGATGTTAATAGAGATGTTCAATTTAGATTTTTAAGAGATGATTTAGCAGGATATGATTTAAGTACTGAATTAAATAATGATGGTAAGGGATTTTCATACAATATAGTCCCTCAAATAGGGGATATATTATTATGGAATAATGATTATTATGAAGTAGATAATGTAGAAGAAAATCAATATTTTGTTGGTAAATACCCTGAATATTCATATTCAGATGATACAGATAATTTTGGTAGTTCATTATCAATTATATTATCCACTCATAATATTAGACCAGAAAAAGTAGGTATCACACAAGAACGATTATAATAAATGGCTAAAAAAATTAAACCACTTCCACGTAATCTATTACAAGTAACTCAAGCAGAGTTATCAACACCTTATTTACCTCAAGGTAGAGCTATTAGTGAAACTTCATTTTCTGAAAATAGAGGAACTGATTATTCTTTAAAAGATGATACTGTAAAGGATATAAGTATAGGTTTACAAGATATAGATAATGCTGTATTGTTTTATTTTAATAATGTCATTAAACCAACGGTTATTCAAAACGAACAACGACTTGCGGTACCTATTATATATGGCTCACCTGAGCGTTGGAAATCAATTCAAAACGATGGATTTTACCGAGATAAAAACGGTAAGTTGATGGTTCCTCTAATTATGTTAAAACGCGTTAGTATTGAAAAGAATAGAACACTAGGTAATAAATTAGATGGAAACGTAGTACATAATTATCAAGTAGTAGGTACTAAATTTAATCAAAGAAATATATACGATAATTTTGCTGTATTAAC